AACAGAGAGGTTCTAATAGCTAGACCTAGCTCACTTCTTTTCTTCAAGTCACTAATGTATCACAGGCTAGGCAGTTATCAGAGAAGTTATCTAATCCGTATGCTAGAAGGATGCAGCAAATGATGGGAGGATCGGAGTTCCTAGAAGAGTACACAAGCGACTAAGGAGGTGATCCACTCTCCAGAATAATTATTGTACTGAGTTCCCCACTTGTAGTTAGTTCGCGCTTACTACACTTGCCCTCTCCTAGTTCCTAAGTTGCTAGGTAGAGGGCTTTTTTTGCTTGGAAGAAATCACTTAATTATTATTTTTCTTTTGTCTTGGAGTCTAAGAGTAAGTAACGTAGCTAGACCTTTAAGCTCTTTTTCACCATAGTCCCCATCCAGTGCTATATTAAAATAACGAGCCAAGTTAGCTATGATGGAAATAAAGGTTTCATCAGATTCTTCTTTTAGCCACTTAATTATATCTGGGTGGTTTCTTAATTCCTTCTGTAGATACTCTAGCTCTTCCGGGATTCTGACCATATTAGATTTAACTTTAATTGCATCGCTCATATCAATGTTTCCTCTGTTAGAATTGAGAACAATTACAAGTTGCAGGTCTGGAGCCTATGACTCTTCCTGTATAAGTATCAATGGTAATATCATAGCAGCCTTTACTAGTTTGTATTCTCTGTATAAGGATCTTACCATTCACCCATCTCTGACAAATTACCAGCTGAGGGATAGCTGTGTTATCTGATGTATCTAATGTACCTGTCGCAAATGCACTAGCTACAAGTCCTATACCCTCCTTCCCTATAATATCAGACAGTCTGACCCAGTAGAATAGTGGTACAAGGTTATCAGGTTTCTTTCCTATAATAAGTACATCACCTGTAGGACATATAACTGAGCCAAGCTCTATGCCATACTTACTTGGGAAGGTTTGTATATCTGCTTTCCTTGTACAGTAGAAGTTAGTCTCCCAAGCTTTCTGCTGATCTCTAGCTCTGGATGATTCCCCATAATCTACTCCCAGACGTAAGGAATTCACAAGTTCTGTGACAGTGGGAATCGCGGCACCGACAGCTACAACTAGGGAAGTAACCATAGCTATAGTTGTTTTCTTAGTTGGGGACGGCACATTCATAATAAGTCCTCTATTCTAACTCCAGTCCTAAGTGATTATATACTCTCTCCAGACATTTAAGTTGATGAATAGCATCTGATAGCCCGCCATGCTTATTTGTATTCGGTGCTACCTCTTCTACTATATCTGGAAACATACTAGCGACTGTTCTGAAATCTCTTACATTATAGTATTTCCAAGGTAGGGGCCTATTATATATTCTATGTGCGTGGTCTAAAATAGTTAAATCAAACTGCGGGCCTTTAGCCCATACAATAAGATTATCTTTATCAGGGCACACATCACTTAGAAACTTAGAAAGTAAATCTAGTGCATCTTCTACATTGAACATCTTAGAATTTATATAGTTATTCCAGTTATCTGAGTTAGTCTCCATGTGCCATTCTATAGTTTTTTGATCCATACTGAAAGGCTCAGTGTCATAGGCAGCAGGATTTATATAGGCAGAGAAGCACTTTCCATCAGGAGTACAAGCTCCTATATCTACAATAGCAGCATTAGCTCTTACTGATAATGTTTCTATATCTATCATTACGGGTGTTTTAGGTGACATACATATTCTCCAATTAGGGCAGTCTTAGAACACTCTTGAGATTCCGAGCTTTACGAAATAGCTCTATCTGCGTTGAGTTGTTATCTACAATTATATCAAACATATCTTTAGTCACAGTTATAGAGCTAGAAGGTTCCGCTGAGACTCTTTTTGAAGCATCTATCCAGATAGCTAAATCGAAAAGTTTATCTTTCTTTGCTGCTAGAAATTCCTCCCTATCTCTAATGCCACAATAGATATTTGATTCCCTAAAAATATCCCTGCTAAGTCTAGCTTTATCTGGGGTATTATATTCAGCTATGAGATTATACCACTCCTCCCTATGGTTATGTCTGTCATTATAACATTCCATTACAGACGCATAGTTATACTTCTCTGCTAGTACAGGATACACAACTTTAGAGCATGCAATGTTACTAGATGATTCAAAGTTTAGAGGATATAAGTATTCACAGAAAGTATCTTTACCGTGCCTTCCGTGCCCACCCACAATCATTCTTGGTAAGTTTCTATTTAACATATCTATTCTCCATTTATCTCCGCGTCAGTTAAGTAGCTATAATCAATAAGCTTTCCATACTGTACATCCAGTGGACGCTTATTAGGTAAAAAACCTTTCTCTGTAGCTTGTATCTTATTAGCAACAACTAAGTTCTTAGTTATCTCTGCCAGGTGCTCAATCCCATTCAGGTCAGATGACACTCTACTCCATAAGTCTGTAAATTGTACAGGTTCATAAGAGCCTTCAATTGCGGATAGTACCTTATGAGAAGCGGCAGCATTCTTTGATCTACCAAATTCTCCATAGGCTTTAGGCATAAAGTGCTCTGCATGAGATAGTACGGTATTAGCATATACTACATCTTGCTCCTCAATCTTAGCTGATAATCTGGTCACTGTATGTATGATAACTAATTTAATAAGATGGGTTAGTCTGCGATTCGAGTAGTGTGTAAATCTCTCATCGTCTATAGGTTTCCACTTCTTATATATAGTATCTAATAAATCTATAGCACCTGAAGTTATTACTAATTCCCCTGCTGCTACTTTCTTAATCTCAAATAGATAATCTACAGTGTATTTAAGTTCTTCTTCTGAAATAGCTTTAGGGAATGTAATCTTTCTTCCAGTAGGTTCTGCATATATAGCTATCATACGAGAAAAGAATCCCTGTCCCATAACATCTGGAGGAAAGGTATTAGCAAGAGTTGTCTGTGTATTACCTCCTAGTATACTAATAGTGGGGTCTTTAATCTCCACAGATAAGGAGTTCTTAACCTTACTCTTATATGTACCTGAGTAATCCCACAGTACACCTAGCAGGGATACAAACTCAAGTATGTTATTGCCAAAGAAGTCATTAAACTCATCTGCTGCTATATAGCATTCAGTATATTCTTTAGATAAATCTATATCTAAGAAGTCTCCATCCTTCTCATCATCAGATAGTTCCCCAGCCATATCCATAAGAAACTTTTCTTTAGTTGTTTTCTCTGCACTGAAGCTATCATATCCTGCTACCCTAAGTATCCTACTTACTTTCTTAATGGCGGTGGACTTCCTAGTACCTGGTGCCCCCAGTAACATGACATATAAGTTAGGATATACTTTATAATCTCCATGACGGAAGTAGCAAGACTTACCTATCCACGCACCTACCGCAGAGATCATTGCCCACCTTGAGAAAGTTGCAGGTACTTCAGTACCAGTAGTACTAGCAGTTACGTATCTTCCAAAAAAGTCCTGGTTCTTATTTGTGGCATCGCCATGTGGCGTAATTGTTTGTACGTTATCATGCGCGTCACTCATTTGCCCTTCCAAGTTCTGCCTAGTTCTGTTAAATCTACAGGAATAGTCATCTCCCTTTCTACACCTTTACAATCTGTAATCATTACAGGGAAAGTCATAAGTTCCTTAACTCTTTCTGCTAGGTGATCGTGACCTTCTCTTGTTTGAAATAATATACTATCATGTATCTGTGCTCCTAGTTTGAAGTTTGGATTAAATGCTAGTTCCTTAAATACAGCTAAGAAAGCTCTGTCTAATAGCATAGCATTCAGTGACTGTGTGACGTGTGCAACATAAGCATTCAGTGCTGGCTTATTCTTGCTTGGATCACCAAAGCAGTATCTAGTCCAGCCGGTATCTCCAACTAACATACTTGTAATGCGCACATCCTTCTTAATTGACGCATAGTACTGAGACTTAACCATAGGGAAAGCTCTCTCATATAGAAAGAGAAGATGCTTACATACTTCTTTTAAGGAATATCTGGCAGGTAATTCTAATAACCTCTGGGCTTTACGTACTGCCCTACTTCCCATAGTTTCTAAGAGAATTGTATCTCCCATGTTGTAGTTTGCACCATGATTAATTCTCTTACCTAGCTGTCTAGTATCTGGTGATATTTCCTCATAGGGTATACCAAAGAACATACTAGCTTTGTAAGAGTGACTATCCTTCCCACTTGCAAATATACCTAGAAGATTAGCATCACCACTCTTATAAGCAACTCCCCTATCTTCAGCTTGTGCATAATCTGCTTCCCATAATTTGAAGCCATCATCAGCTACAATAGTAGCCTTAACATCAGAACCTTTAGGAATATTCTGTATTTGTAAACCGCACCAGAAGTGGTGTTCCTTAGAAGCATATCTACCAGTATCAGTTCCATGTGGATTAAGAGCGAATAGTATCCGGCCCCCGAATTCCTTAGCTTTATCACCTCTGGTAAGATAAGTAGTCGATAACTTTCTCTCACCTCTATATTCTAATATACGTTCTGCAAAGTATTCATTCAATGGGTGCTTAGTTCCCCACTCTACTAAATCTTTCTCGCTAGTACTCTTGGCATTCCTATCTCCTAAAGCTATCATGAGATTCTTAACTTGCTTAGGTGAGCTAGGATTAAAGCCTGCATGACCTACTGCTATACGCAGCTCTGATAGTAGTTCCTCTTGTTTATCTTCTGAAGCCTGTGCTACCATATTTAGAGAAGTCATATCTCTCTTGAGTCCGCGCATCTCACACATTATAGCAGGAGCAACTTGCGGAAACTTCATGGTATAATTCTTTCTTGCCCAGTCAGGTGCCTCTAGTAACCAAGCGGCGGCAGCTTCTACTGTTCCCCAACAGTCAAGTGCATTGTACTTATAGTATTCCATCTTATCATTAGTCTGTGCCAAATCTTTCCAGTACATACTATCACGTATGAATAAGGAAGCAACAGAGCCTAAGTCCTTTGGAAGTTCTGAGTACCACGCATGTAGCATGTTAGTAGTGTCAAAATAGTACGCAGTTAGTGGAGCGCTGTACCGGAGGAAGTAGTTTATATCATACTTACCATTCTGTAAAACCTTTGAAACTTTGAGGGAATTTATCTCGCGCATCCAATGTACAGCTTCTACACTATTTACTGGAATTACATAAGTCATACTTTCAGAGGAAGATAGACGCAAGCCACAGTAGCCCACACAGTTTATAGCAGCGTGCCATCTAATAGTTTCAATGTCAGTACCTATTAAGTCAGTATTAGCTAGATAGTCATAAGCCTCTTCAAACTCTGCCTGATTAGTGACAAGTTTCCAATCGAATTTAGATGTCTGTCTCCAGTTCTTGGGAGATACTATCTTAGATATATATCTTCTGGTAATGAATTCCCCGTAGGTCTTAGTGACTAGTTGCCTAAGAGGATTTATAATAAGTATTTCAAACTCATCATATGGAATAATAGAGCCAGCATAATTGTCTATACTGGGTTTCTTACGGGAATTAGGTAATGGTATTAGCTTATCAAGAAGGTCTTGCCTAGATGTTATTATATGTTTAACTCCAGCTTGACGTAACTTTATAATGAACTCAGCAAGAGTGTCTATCCTACCTACAAATACTCTTGAGGGTACACCTTTAAGGAAAGGGGATAGCCGCGCCAGGTACGGCTTATCCTCATGTGTAATAGCTACTACTACTACTCCTGGCGGAGTAAGATGACTATTAGTGTCTAGCATTTTAATCCCCTGCTACTACTTGTGGAGGCTTATAAGGATTATCAAGAGCTCTCAATAACACTTCTCTATTGCGCTTATCATAAGAAGATTCTGGCCTTCCTGTAGGACTCTGAAGCAATCTAAGTAAGTACTCTCTAACTTCCTCATCTATGATTACTTCATACTTTTTAATAACTATTTCATTGCATGTAACTTTTATCATATTACACCTCAGATATTCTGAACAGTGCCCCAAGATTTAACTCTTCCACAAGTTTCTCTACTGGCCACTTGAGTACAGTCTTAGCTAATAGCTTACGTCTTCTGTGTATAACAGCTTTGCCTTCATACAAATCTGCTAGGATACACTCCTTCATAACATACATCTTTCCTTTGACTTGAGTAAATGGTAGCCTGGTTTGTGCAGGATTCTTCCTTGCAGCTTTAGCTTGTTTCTTAGTAACTTTACTTCCAACTCTAGTACATGTGTCTCTAGTCATTGCTGTGTACTCCGCATATTTTTCATTAGTAAGTTGGTTCTGGTTATATTTCCATTCAGCCACATATCTATTACGCATATAGCCTCCTGTAAGTTGGCACGTCCTTGTGCCTGCCACATATTACTTAGATATTACTCAGATATTACTCAGGCCATACTATGGACTTAATCTGATTAAACTTCTGATCCGGATCGTTCTTATTAGCCCGAACCTTCAGAGTTGCAATTACCTCAGCACCTTCAGAGTTTTCCATAACTGCTCTCGGAGAGTCACCACCAACATAAGGTTGCAGAGAGCTTACAACTTCTTTAAGTTGGCCTTCGCCTAACTCATTTCTCTCTCCTGACTTAGTGGTAAGCATGAAAGCTATATCAGCTACCCTGCCTGGTTCTGGAAGTTCCTCATTAGAGTTAGAACACTCAATACCCTCAAGGACTGTAAGCTTCAGAATTACAGAGGGCATACCATTAATATCTTTGGTATCCCACTTAATAGAAACTTTGTGAGTCCCAGCAGGGATAGGTTCAAAGCCTTTAAGATCGGCCAACTCGTCAATGCTGCTATCTAACAGATCAAGATTTACTTCGCTCATTTTACTTACCTCTCGCTTACGCGATTTAGTTTACTTGGTTATGTAACTTACGTTACTTTACTTACTGCTTAGGGCAGTTAGTCCACTATAACCCAGTCTTCAGCCAGTACATCAGACTGACTAGCCAACCAGGGTACTATAGTTCCTTGAGCAGTTTTCATATCTATGTGAGACTGATAGTTTATCTCCGTCCCACTAGGATATATACCTAATAAAGGTGCTCTATTAACTTGGAAGGTAGAGCCAGGAACTAAGAACAGGAACATATCTTTACCGTTCCACCCCTCTCTGGCTACTTTCTTACCTGCCTTGAGAGCTTCTATAGCTTTACCGAAAGTCATACCACTTATATATTTATCCATACTATTCTCCATACTATTCTCCCACTGTTAAGAGGATAAGTCAGCTTCCTTAATAAACTTACCATTTACCATAGTTCCTTTTCTATCTTTAATGTCGTTCCATGCCATACCTAAGCATTCTATTATATCAGTGTCGGAAAGTCTCATAGCTTGGAGTAAGCAGACTAACATATCTCCATAGTCATCTTTGAGAGTATCTTGTAACTCTTTCCATTCATAGGTATTATCGTCATCCTCAACTCCGAATTCTGTAGTAGCTTCATACTCATTAGCACTTATCTTACCCAGCGTAGCTACACACTCAGCAAGTTCTTCTATCAACTTACTTATCTGCATTTGCGCAGTAGCTCCGCCTTCCCTAGTAATATTCCTATCTACTCCCCACTGATCTATATTCTCTACAAGTGCCAGTAAGGTATGTGCTCTAATATCACGGAGTTTAGCTTCCATTTCTAACTTAGTCATTACTATGTCTCCTGAATTTTTTAGGGAATGAAGTGGGAGCCTTACGCATAGCTTCTGTCATTCTATTCTCATAAGGTTTCCCACTGCGGATACTCTTAAGTTTAAGAGTTTTACGTACTTGTTTATTGGTGTCCACAGTATTTTATCCCCCAACTATTTTGATCTCTGTGAGCATTCTTACAGTAGCCACAGCTACGCTTTTGTGCAGCTAGTAGTTTCCTTTTTTCGGCTTGCTTCTTCCGCTTCCTGCGTTTCTTATACCATAGAGAAGTTACTCTGTACGCAGGATGGCACACAGAGTAACTGTGTATATCTGTAGCTCCCATAGCTGCGGCTATTGTTGCTAACACTCCTAACTTTTTCATAAGTTCATCTCCACTAAATCTATAACTTCGTCATCGAAATCATGCGAATCCGTTTTAATTAGCCATTGCATGTACTCTGGGTCATCGTGGCATACATCTTCTACATACTCTCCTTTATACTTACCAAACCAAAGGATAGTTTCAAGAGTTACATATTTACGTCTATCAGTTTGGCCAGTTAGTTTAGCTATAGATTTATCTAGTGCGCTAGTGCGTTTATTACTCATGTGGCTATTCCTCCCACAGTTCCAGTAACTTATGTCCAGTACCTTCTTCAGTAACCTTGCCTGCCCTGCTACCAGTGAGTACATTATTTTTATATGTAGTAGAGGAAGCAAACTTATGCGCTTTATTAACTACCTCACAATAGATAACCTCACCGAAATACTTAGCACTATTACGAGAGAAGTTTCTAGTCCCAGCAGTAGGTACTATCTTTTCTTTACCATCTACCATTTCAACTGCATTCTCATGTGAGATACATATTACATTGTACGGAGCATTCTGAACGTAAGATAGGAAAGTATCCAATACTTTGCCGAGATTACCCCAATCATCATAAGTGAGCTTATAATCATCAGGTTTATTTCTGGTAATATTAGCAATAGCACTGTTAGTAAGCTGAGTAAGACTATCGAAGACAACAGCGCTGTCACTAGATAGTCCATTAAGATGTACTTCAGATACTTCCTTTCCATCTTTAGCTACCTTATTCTTTAAGTCCATACATTGAGGACAATTAACCTTACCGTGTTCCACACAGACAGTTACTTTCTCTCCCCGTATAACTTTAAGGCAAGTCTCAATAGCCATAGGATACCCTCTAGTATCTGGTATAGCTATAACTTCTATTCTCTCCTGCCATTCCTTGGGCAACTTAAATAATGTATCGTGCCCGCTCTCTAAGTCAAACCATATTAGGTTAAACTTCTCAGCTAGATTACCTACAAGCTGTGTCTTACCTGATTTAGGTGGGCCATATACTAGCACCCGCTTAGTTTTATCCGCTACTAAGTTACTCAATTTTGGCATCTCTATTCTCCACTTTATCTACAGTTACTTTACTCATATTACCCACACCTGCTACAGTATTATCATATACCGTAACTTGCACATTATCACATACAACTATGATAACAGATTTACCTGCTGTCTCAGCTATATGCAATACATCTTCTATATCCATGCTAATATATCCATGCTAATATACCCACATTAATTAGCTGGCTGTTGAGCCAACTCCTGATCTTCCCTAATTCTTTCTCCAGCCATCCTAGCTGCTATAACTATTTCTTCATCAGTAAGTTCAAATATATTAGCTATGGTCTTAGATATAGCTGAAGTGCTTTGTATCTTAACAGTATTATATTCAACTACCATAGACATAATCTCTATCTTTTCTTGCTTAGTTTCAGTAAGTTCTCCTAACACATACAGCGCACCTACCATTTGATCTGGCATTACACTGCCTATATTAGTAAGTATCTTACGAATCTTTTCCATTACTTCTTCATCTGTATTAGTCATATTAGTTTCAGTCTCCATTAAGGTAGCCTCTTGTTTGCAGGTTAGAAAGTGTATTTGGGTAATAATTGTAAAGGTATTGTATAAGTTCTTGTCTAGCATTCTGATACCTCTTTGCTGCCTACCTATAGCAAGTCTGCCACAGCTATATCAAAATCATATACTACAGGGTTACCTTCCCTATCTACCTCTGTCATATGATTCTCTCTCAGAGGTTTCATAAGGTGAGTAGTTTCTAGGTGACATACATCCATATACTCGCAAGGTATGCCAAAGTCTACACAACTTTCACCTCGCATAGGCCAGATACCATAGTTACCTTCTTGATCTACCAGTCTCTCCACAGTATCTACATCCCACAGTAAGTCTCTAATCCACAGTGCGCGCATGTGAAAGTTCTTAGCAAAAGGAAAGTTCTCGTATCTCTCCAGCTTAGTCATGTATATATTATATAATACTTCATAAGCAGACTTATCACCTTCAATAAAATCTAGTATAACCGAGTAACCTAGAGCCTGTGCTGAGTTCTTATATTGATAATGATTTACCCAAGTACCGCTATTTGTTTTATTCTCAGCAACAGCTAACATACCAGACATCTCATGTCTTAGTACTAAATCCAGATAACCTCTGAATGTATGCACTCCATATCTTCCAGGTATATTAACTCTAAAGGATAGTTCTGCGGCAGGCTTGCCATTGTATGTAGCTACCTCATATTCACCTAAGTAGCCATTCTTAAGGAGGGATTGAAACATCTTAATTGCAAATATTGCTCTAGGGAATGACTTACGCTGCTTATCATTTTCGGCATCATAATCCACATCCCACTGTAGAAACATATTCCATATAACTTCATCTACTGGAGTGCCTATAGCTAGCTCTGCTATACCGTAACCTACAACACTTCCAAATGCAAAAGTAAGAGAAGTTTCATCGCCTTGTTTTTTCTCTGTCATAAGACATTTGAGCTGATACTTACGTGGACACTTATGTAGCAGCAATGAGCTACTGTAAGATGTCCTAGTATATCTGGGATCGATAGCTCCATCAGGTAGTTGCACTAACGGTATAAGTTCTTCAGGGTTATCTTCAGTACCACCACCTAACGAGGAATCTAATACACTATCTAACATTTCTAAATTCATAATACTTACTCCACTTTACTTTACCTAATACTTTTATTGCTTCTGCAAATCCATACTCTAACCAGCTATGATCTATCTTAAACTTTCCGTGTAATACTTGATGCACATAACCTATACTAAAGTTTGCTGGAGGTTTACCTTCACACTTCTTACAATGTACCCTGAGTATTGAACCTGTATCTGATAACAAGTTTCCGCATAGACATACATCACAGTAACTTTCTTTACAGTATCCATAATAAGCAGGGGGATCTAATGTAAGTCTGTATAACTCTCTACCTGCTTTCATGTAGTTTATGTACATTCCATGCATATCAGATAGATAGAGAATGGAAGTAGCTACTATAGCTTTAGCTGGGTCTAAAGGCTCATAGCATATCTGCTGAGATTGGTGCCTTTCGCCCACCTTTCGTAGCTTTTTTAACAACATCTCCCGCGATTTCGAGGTCTGCATGTTTCTCTAACCCCCCAACTATGACAGCTATTTCTTCTGGCTCTAAGATAGTTACAACATGGGGATCAGCCCGGAGAGTTGTATGTATATCTTTTAGTATAGTTTTGAAGTTAGGTAACTGTTCATCTATAGCACCTTGTAACTCAGCTATACGTTCTTTAATCTTTAGTACCTGGTAGTTATCACTTGTGTCAGTATCAGCGTTCATTGTCATCTCCTGTACAAATAGGCTTAACATTAAGTCCTAACTTACGAGAGTCATCATCCCATTTATTTAATGCCATTTTAGCAAAGTCAATAGCTAACCCAATATTGGCCAAATCCTTACTACCAGGCCTATGCCCTTGCCTAATAAGATTATTTTCTATATTAGCTAGGTTGCCTATAGTTCCTATAAGTAGAGATTTATCTCGGTTTCTAGTTAGCGCTAGCTCCTGTTTCTCTGATGTCATATCTAGTATTCCTTATGATCTACAAATTTCTTAGGTATCTTATCTTTAAACTCTAATCTAACTATAAGATAATCACCTATACTATTATGAGCAATAACATAACTATGCCCATTCTCTACACACTTGAATCTGTATGTACTATCTTTAAGAGAATGACGCTGTAACTTACGGATGATATAAGCATGGGTATCTCTCTTTACTTCTAGCTCTAAAACTTTATTAGCCTTCAGAGTTTCCCAAAGTTGGGCATACCTACTTATATTATCACTATCTGTAAGTTGCGTTCCCTTATTCATGTAACTGTTTCCCCAATAGCATACTCTTTCATAAGATAAAATGAGATAAAAAAACCCCGCTACCTATGCGATAGCGAGGCTTTACCCTATTATATAGTAGCTTACGCTAGTATCCTGCTTATAGGGCGTCCGCAGTAATCTTAACAGACAGCAGCTCATCCAGCTTAGCTACAGCCCAGTTAAGTACCTTATCATTGCGTTGTGCAATCTCTTCCGGCGCACCTTCAACAAAGATAGCCAGTTGTTCTTGCAGGATAGCCAGTACAGCTTCATCACCAGCAGCTCGCTTAAAGCGCTCTACAAACAAGGTAGCAGCAGCCTTAACTCGCGCTTCATCTTTATTAGTAAGCCCTGGCATGATAGCAATGTAGTCCTTAGCAAACTGCTCCAAATCTTCCTTAGACATAACATTGCGGTCTGCCTTCGGAATGGAAGCAATATGCTCCAGACTTACTTTACCTTCTGCTACCAGCTCCTCCAGTTTAGCCTGGTCAAACTCAGTATCTTCATCTACATAGCCTTTGATATGTGAAGTCATAATACCTTGTACAGTTTCAGTAATAAGGTCTACAACTTTCTTATCTCCACCTTGCAGAATCTCGATAATACCATTAGCAGTGGGAGCGTCATACTCTACTTCTACAGAAGGACGTTTGTAACCATCTTTAGTTCGGAAGTGATAGTTGGAAGTTACGCGCTCAGTTGTGGGAGTTACTTGTTCGTTCATAGTTAAGTTTCCTTAGTTAGTTTGTTGCCGAGAGGCATCGCCTTTGATGGCGATTTGTAGAATATAACTTGTAGGATGGCCTGTCAATAGGCGGCCCTCTGGATGGGAGTATATTTACCATTGTAAGTTACAGCCTTATGAAGTAAGCAATTCAGGTTTCAATGGGATTTCCATAGTACCCTGTTTTGTAAGTTGTAGCTGTCTCTCAAACTCTGCTACTTTCTCAGCTAAGTCTTTACCTGGTACTCTCTGAGATACAATACCTTTGAGAAACATATTAGGCTCACATATAATATATAACTCTTTAGCTGCCCTAGTAACTGCGGTATATAATAGCTCTCTACACAACATGTTAGACTGCGAAGCATGAGTTATAAAGAACACCTTATCATACTCACTACCTTGTGACTTATGTACCGTGATAGCATAGGCTAAGTCCATAGCGTTTATCTCCCCGCTACTACTGTAACTTTGTTCAGTATCTAAATCGGGCACATATACTGTAACTATGTGTGATGCTTCCCTAGCTACTTTTTCATCATCTTTAGTATGGCTAGTTAGATGCTCTAACATATGATCTACACTATCTAATGATTCCATACCTGTATGTCTAGCTTGAGAAGCTGCCCAGTCAAGTCTCTTATTCTCATCAGTTTCAAAGCCTTCATAGTTCATAGTATCTGATGGTGGTCTGGGCTTCTTACCATAGTAACTTCTATTAGGTGCTATAGATACTACAAATGCTTCTGACTTATTAACTAGCACTTTGTCACCTAGTCTAAGATACTTCTTTTTAATTCCAGCATATATCTCATGCACCATACGCTTATCTGGATTTGTCTCTATCTTAGCTAAGTGACTAGCGACAGCTTCATTCATAGCTATAGTACCGAATGACTTATTAAAAGGAGTTAGTATCACATCCTGAGTTGGATCATACGCACCACTATCTATTAGCTCAGTTAGGAATTTCTTAATGGTTGCGGTTGCGGCAATATCAGATAGTTTCTTTTTCCATGGTCTTATCTGTACCTTACCTTTAGATGTTTCTATATTAAAAGAGTCTAGCTCCTTAGGCGGTATCTGTTTACCTTCCCTTATCCTAGTAGCTAGTGCGATAATAGGACTTTCGAGAGCTTGCCTATATATGTGAGTAAGCTCCACACATTTAATGCCTAGCTGAGTTGCCCAGATAAATATAGACTTACCGAATATAGGTGGTAACTGATGTATGTCACCAACTAGCACTATCTGAGTACCAAGTTTAGCAGCAAGGGCAAAGTTATTCCATAGATCAACACCTACCATAGTTGCCTCATCTATGAATACTACATTTATACTAGGCAATGGAGTCATCGCATCTCTTTTAGGTTCGAATCTCATGGTATTTTTCATAGTACCAGTAACTTCATCATAGTGCTCATCGAACACCGGCCCATATTCAAGTAACTTATGCAATGTAAGACAGTTACTATGTAAGTCTTTAGACAGTACTTTTTTAGTATTCTGCACTGCCTTATTAGTGAATGATGTAACTACTAATGATGGGCTAGTAGGTCTTAGATGTTTATGATCTCCAGCTTCTGCACCTAGCGGATGTAACCTACCTGCTTCCATAAGTGCGGCTATGATACCTTTTAATGTGGCTGTCTTACCACTACCAGCAGGCCCAGTAATTAAGCAACTGTGCCCAGCTAGTACAGTATCTATAGCTTCCTGTTGCTGCTCATTATATACTATCTCGTTTCTCTCATGTTCCATAGTATTGGCAGCTATAACTGACTGCCTATTTTCTGGAGTAGTATAAGGTATGCCACCAGTAGGTAACTCATGTTTAGTGGCAGTCTTATGTATTTTAGCTAATAGTCTAGCTCTAATCTCTGATGCTTTGTCAGTCATTACTATCTCCTACTTTCTTTTACGTTGTACTAGTGCTAGTTTAATTTTACCTATCTTACGGAATGATACTAGAAACTCTGGCTCACTTGGGAATACTTGTGGATTCATAATAGTAGCAGCAGCTTCATTATGCCAGACAGCTTTATAAGTTATTCCATCTAGTAGCAAGTAGCTATTATCTGGGTCGAATGGCTTATCTGTATTATCTACTAATAGTGAAGTTAGTTGACTGGTAGTAAGCCTCTCTAATCTGTAAGTATCACATTGTTCTATCATCCAATGGGGTAAGTTCCAGGTAGAGGCTACATATTCTTCAGTTATATCACCATAATTTAATGTAATATCAGTTTTCATCTGGTATATCCTCCAACTCTGTAGCTTTCTGTATAAAGGCTTGCGCTATTTTAAGTAACTCATTTTTAGTTACTAGTATAGTTCTTGATTCATTAGCTGTAAATACTTTAAGTTTAGCTAAATGTTTTTCAGTTACTATGTCTATCACTTCATTTGCTTTCATTGTTACTTACTCCTGTATTCTGTATAATAGAGGTAGGTTGCCTTCTAGTCCAAGCTAACTTAGCTCTAGTAAATGCCATGATACTAGCATAGTCTTCCCGTCTAGGTTCACCTTCCTTATACACTTTATTGACTAGGGCAGGTGTAGTATCTTCACTAGCTAAACCTTGCATCACTTCCATGCTATTTTGCTTTTCTCTAATATCATTCTTAAACTCATGCAGAACTACCTGCACTTCCCTTAGTTTCTTAAGTAATGCTAGTGAGTGAATAGAACCTATGT